ATTCCGGAGGCGCCGGAGTTCAAGCCGCCGCCTCTCTTCCTACGCATTATCGTTCCCCCGTTTCATCGCGACGGCCCGAAATACAGCCCGGCCAACTTCCCGCTGCCCTGGTACGGACGGGACGGCAATGGCTAGCCATGCGCGATCCGCACAGCTCGTTTATGCCGGTCGCCAGCCGCGCCACTGGGATTTTGCCAACCTTCAACCACCTCTGCGTCCACTCACCAAAATGGAGAAAGCTGTGACTAGAAAACCGCTGATTATTCTCGTTGGCGCCGACAAGGGCGGAACGGGAAAGACCACTACCTCGCGCGTGTTGTGCGATTACCCGCAAGTGCGGAGTGTCAGCGCCAGGTTCTTCGATACTGAGGTCGGCGCCGGCGACCTCAAGCGCTTTGTGCCCGCGGCGACTGTCGTCGACATTGCCAAAACGCAAGGCCAGATGAGCGTTTTCGACAGCCTGGACGGCCTGACGATCGTCGACATTCGCGCCGGCCAATTTTCTGAAACCTTGCGTGCTCTCGATAAGGCCAAGCTTCTCGATGACGTCAGGACCGGCGCGCTCAATCTCGCGCTTCTGCATGTGCTGGGCTCGACCGATCGGTCGTTCGGCGAGATTGCCGAGACGGCGGCGATTATCGGAGGCGGCACGAAGCATTTTCTGGTTCGCAATTTCATCAACGAGGGCGATTTCAGCGAGTGGGAAAAGGACGTTCGCTTCGCGTCGCGACTTCGCGAGATGAAGGCGGTCACGGTCACCGTCCCTCATCTCACCGCAGATGCCTGCGACGCGGTGCAAAAGCTCGGCGCAACCTTCGACGGCTTCGCAAACGATCTCAGCCAATCGCGGATGCTTCGCGGCTACGTGCGCTCCTGGCTCGAGACGGTGTGGCGCGATTTTGATCGTGTCGGCCTTGGCGATCTTGTCGGCGCGGCAATCTCGGAAAAGGGACAGCCGCAATGGCCGCGCTCCTGAATTTCCGCGCCGAAGCACTTCGCCGGCGCGTTGCGAGCGCCGCGGCCCCGCAAGAATTCAGGGCGGAGCAAATGGAGCCGCCCAAGCCAGGCGAGAAATGCTCGCTTTGCGGGCAAGTCATGCCGGCGCCCGTAGATGAGGTTGTTGCATCCGCGCTTGCCACCATCGACCTGTGCCAAAAAGCGGGTATCCCCTACGCGGCTGCCGCGCTCCTTCAGGTGAAGTTGTCAGGAGCGGAGATGAAGGTTCTCGCCAACCTGCAGGCGCCAGATCTTCGGAACGCGATATTGCGGCGCGCGAGCGCCGCCTTGTGGGATGACGTCATAGCCGAGCAGAACATGACGTCAGGAACGTCGCATGAGTAGCCAAGGCCAATACCGGCCGTGGCCAAAAGCAGCCGGCGCGGGAAACCACGGCGCGTGGCGCGCCGGCTGCCGAAATCTAATGCGTAACGAACTCGTTTGCGTGCGCGACCAAACAAATTGCCGACTTTTATAAAGGAAATGCCTTCGACGTGAGCATTATTAGACGCCGCCACACTGCCAATTTTACCACTATCGGTAACACGCTATTCGATGATGACCGGCTGGCGGCGGACGAGCTTGGCATTCTGGTGTTTCTACGGTCGAAGCCGGCTGATTGGGAGGTCAGGCGGCCGGTCCTGATGAGGCGCTTTCGGATCGGTCGCGATGCCATGCGCCGCATCGTAGCCAATTGGATGAAGACCGGCTGGTGTCAGGCCAAGAAAGAACGGCGCCAGGACGGCACCTTCGTCATCGTCTATGAAATCCGCGACGAGCGCGGCAATGATCTTTCGGAAGAGGAAATCAGGCGTGCTTTGTCGCCGGAGTCCGGTGATGCACCTCCTGAGATCGCAACCGAAAACATCGCCTCACCATGCGCGGATGCATGGCCCGGACCTGAGCCATGCGGTCAGCCAGCTACGTGTCAGCCAGTACTGGCTCACCCGTCAACGGCTGACCCGTACCTGGACAATAAGAGATTACTAAATACGGATTCACCAAGGACTGAATCTAACCAAGCTGCTGCTGCTCGCGCGCGCGAGCCGCTGATTTCGGATCTGGCAGGCCAGCTCGCCGACGAGATCATGCGAACGCTGGGCATCGATCTCGAATTTGTGCCGCCAGGCTGGTGCGGCGCGGCGCTGTGGCTGCAAACCGGGCTCAATGTCGGCTGGCGGCCGGAGATCGTGCGCGTTGCTGTCGACCGGGTGCGTGCACGCAAAAGCTACAAACTCCCATCCACGTATCGCTATCTCAATCAGCCAATCTTGGACGAGCACAAGATGGCCGAACAATTGCCGATGTCAATTTCATCGCGGGAAGTCCACCATGCTGAAAAAACTGCCGACCATCGAGCCTCCTCACCCTGGCAACAATCTCGCGACCGTTGGCGAGTCGCCGCAGCCGAGCTCAGCGCCAGCGTCGCCGCAGATGAGGCACGCGAAGAGGATGGCGGAGAGACTGTTCAAACTTCTGCCACCACTCGACGTAACGGATCCTAAATCCTTCATGGCAGAGACGATTTCGATATTGTCGGGCTACCCGGACGCGGTGACTGAGCGCGCCGCGCATGAAATACCACGCCGCACCGATAGACCGACGCTGCGGCTTATCAAGACGGTTTGTGACGAACTGCTCGATCCGATCGAGCGTGAGCTGGAACGTCGGCGCGCGCACGAAAATCACATTGCCGGTGCATTGCCGCGACCGAAGCGGACGCCGGAACAGCAAGCGCGCATTGACGCGCAAGTCGCCAGTGCACGCCAGCAGCTCGGCATTCCTGAAGGAGTATCACGCAAGGGAGCAGTTTGGGCGGCGGCAGGATTGCAGACCGATGAAGGCAGCGCCGATGGCAAGAGCGGGTAACTTGGCGATGGTGCAGCAAGCCCACGTATCGCAACCTCGCCGCGTCTGCGGTGCCGCCCTGATGCAGCCGGAACCGACGGCAGTCCCTACCCCCTACCCCCCCCCTCATGGGTCCTTCCTGGAGGGGAAACAAATACGGGCAGCGAAGCCCCATGCCCTGGCTAGCTAATCCAAGTTTTCAAAAGACCCAAATTGAAACCCCCGGTTTTCAATTTGAATTCAACGGCTTTGCGATCCTCTGCGCCCACCGGTGGGCATCGCCATCCCTGCGATTTAGCCCCCGCTGGCGGCGAGGGGTAATCAGCCGCCAGACGGGGTCGGAAGCGAGCGCGGAGGCTGCTGGATCGTGAAAACGGTCATGACCAAAGGCGCCTATGCCGCGTACAAGGGCCGCACGCCTGGAACCGTCTCGCATTGGATTGCCGATGGCAAAATCAGCGCGGCGGCGATGGTCGGGGAAGGGCATCACGCGCGCATCTGGGTTGAGCAAGCCGATGCTGATCTTCTCCGTTCACTTGATCCGGCCCAACAGGCCGCACAGGAAAATCCCATCGGTGTGGCGGCTGTAGCCCTGCCAAATGGCGTCGCCACGCTACCGCAGTCTGCGGCAGCGCCCGGCGCGCCAGCCAGGGGCCTTTCTCCCTCGGTCGATAAATCGGCAGCGCCGACCGACGATGAGATGCTACGGCGACGCCGAAAGGCGGACGCCGAAAAAGCCGAGCACGACGCGGAAGCGGCGCGCCGGAAGCTTGCCATCGACGAGGGGCGCTGGGTCGACGCGGCGGAAGCGCTCCGCACTTGGACCGCGAAGCTTGCTGCGATCATCTCGGAAACTGAAACTTATCTGACCAACACTCTCGCCCGCGAGCTGGCGGACGAGTTCCGCAGCGACGCGAAAACTCTCGCGGCCCGTATCAGGGACCGTTACCGCGAATTCCGATCGAGAGTGGCGGACGATGCCGCCAATGCTCAAGCGGCAGATCGTGCACGTGTTCCTGATTTGCATGTCGAGAGCGACGAGAGCGAGCCGGTCACATGAGCCTGCTCGCTGACCCCGTCGCTCTGGCAAATCGCGCCGTCGAAGTGGCGATGCGACCGCCGCCGAAGCAGGACCTCAACGATTGGGCGGAGACGAATATCGTTTTCGGCCGCGAAAGCCCGGTCCCTGGCCCCTATCGGAGAACGACTATCCCGCCGGCGCAACGGATCCTTGAGGTGCTGAGTCCCGATCATCCGGCGCGCACGGTCACGATCAAAGCCTCAGCGCAGTTTTTCAAGACGACGATCGGGCAAATCTTTGTCGGCGGCAGCATGGATATCGATCCGTGCGACATGGGCTACACGCATCCGAGCCACGACAACGCGCTGAGGTGGGCGCGTCGCAAGTGGAAGGTCATGCGGAAACAATCGCCCGCGCTCAAGCGCGTCTTCGGCGAGGCGAAGTCACGCGATGCCGGCGATACAATGCTCTATCAGGAGCATCGTCTTGGCCTTGGCTCGCTGCAAATTTCCGGCGCGAACTCCGCGGCATCGTTGTCAATGGTGTCCTGGCCGAAGCAGGTACAGGACGATCTTTCGAAATGGGAGCCGAACATCGGCGGCGACTCGGAGCGCCAGGCAGACGGTAGATCGTCGGCGTTCGATTGGGCTAAGATACTGAAAATCTCGACGCCGCTATTTAAAAAAACCTGCCGGATCACGCGGAACTTCCTTGAGGGGACGCAAGAGAGATTTCACGTACCCTGTCCGCACGAGGGCTGCGGTCATTTTCAGCCACTCGAATGGGACAACTTTCACGCCAACATCGATCCTGAAGACTTGGCGGATGCTCACTTCACCTGTGTCGCGTGCGGCGCCGCGATCGAGCACAAGCATAAGACCGCAATCGTAGCGCGCGGTAGATGGGTTGCGGGCAATCCGTTGGCGATCGATCCCTCTTTCCACATCTGGCGGGCCTATTCGTCCTTCCGCGATTGGGCTTCGATCGCACGCGAATGGCTTGCGGCCGAAGGCGACCCGCACGCGGAGCAGACGTTCTACAATGACGTACTAGGTCTCGAATTCGAGCAAGCTGCAGAGGCGCCCGCGTGGGAGGAAATCCGCACGCGCGCGAACGAGCCCGACGGATACGATCGCGGGCGCATTCCGTCCGGTGCATTGTTGTTGTGTGCCGGAGTCGATTGTCAGGGCGACCGCACCGAGGTGCATATCAAAGGGTATGGCGAAGAGCTCCGCCGCTGGACGATCGATTACCGGATAATCACTCATCACATCGGCGATGCCGAAGCACACGCGGCACTCGACGCGATTTTGCTCGAGACTTGGCCTGATGCTTTCGGCAACCGGCGCCCGCTCGACATGCTCGCGATCGACGGCAACGCCTTTACCAATGAAGTGTTTGCTTGGGCGAAGCGCCATCCGCAAATGAAAGTGATCGTGGTGCGCGGTGCGAAGTCCGACCTGGCCCCTCCAATTGCACTGGTCAAGAGTGAACGCAAAGCCGACGGCGCGGTGAAGCGGCGGCAAAAGAGATTTTACAACGTCGGCGTCTCTCAGCTTAAGGCCGCGCTCTACAAATTGCTCAGGGTTGCCGACCCGCTGGCGCGCGGACACTGCGGTTATCCGCGCGGGCTCGATGACGAATTCTACCGGCAACTGACGGCGGAGCGCCGCGTCATCGAAAAGGACCGATGGGGTTACCCGCGCGCATTCTGGCGGCTCGATCACGACCGCAACGAGGTGCTCGATACCGAAATGTATGCCGAAGCGGCGGCCGTGCGCTGCAATTTCTATTCGCGGACGCGAGAGGATTGGGCGGCGATGAGGGCCGCGCGCGAAGTACGAAACGAGCGCGGTCAAAGCGATATGTTCGATCCGGCTAAGCAATTTCATTCCGAGCAGCGGCCAGCGCTTCCTCCGGTCGCGAGCGACCAGGCGCACATTGCCCCGCCTGCCCCGCACCCCGCGGCGCCCCGCCCCGCTTTCAACCGTCGCAGATCCCGATCGAGCTATATGGATTAAGCCGCCAAAAGGGTTTTGGCACCTTTTGGCGAGACTTTTCTGCCTCCGGCGATAAGTCTTCCGCGTGAGTTTTAAGCAGGCAGTACGCGTCCGATTCTCGCTCAGTTCTGTCGAGTAGTAGGGATGATGTTCGTTCCCGTTTGGGGTGTCTGCCCCGAGGCCACGGGGATTTGACCAAGTCCCGAAACCGGCGGCGGAGGCGTGGCATAAAAACGCGCTTCCGCCGCTGCAACCCGAAGCGGAGACGATGACGTGGGCGACAACGTGGGCGTTCCAAGCGCCGGCAACGTCATCGGGCACGCATCCCCGGAAATTACGAACGACGTGAATATCGGCGAGCGAGCTTTCATCCGCTTCCGCCCCTCGACCGCGAAGGATCATACGGACCTTCTGGCGGAGCTTGGGCCTTCGTTTGACGCCGCTATCGCTGGCGATCGGGAGGCCGCGATATCAATCCTGCTCGCATCGGGTATTCTTCCGGGCACTTGCCCCGGTTGGGAAGTGAACGCCGCGTGGCATATCATTTTGCAAAAGTTGGCGGCCAAGTGCTTCGTCGGCTGGTCTGAAGATTTTTTTTCAGATGAAGCAATCGTCGCAATCATCGGCGACGGCGCCCAGGAGAGGACGTTGAGCGCCGCGCTCAATGATCTTTTGGCCTTTGAGGCCATCGCGTTGAAGGTCGCGGAAGCCATCGAGGCGCCGTTCAAAGTGTTGCGCACTTCGCGTTCGCACTCCGACAAAACAGCGAAGGTCAACTAGCCATGACAACCGGCAACGTCTCAATCCGCCTCAGCATCCAGGATGCAGAAACCGTCCGCGTCGCGCTGGAAAAGCTCGGCACGGATGGCGCGGCTGCGCTCAAGAAAATTGAGACAGCAAGCGCTCATCCATCGGCGGGGCTTGGCGCACTCGATAAGAGCGTGGCCAGCGCGAAGTCGCGCATGGAGGAATTGGTCCAGTCGCTGGGTCCTGCGGGATCTCTTCTCATGGGCCTTGGCCCGATCGGCTTTGCCGCCGCAGCCGGGCTTGGCGGCGCGCTTCTCGTCATGCACGAAATGTCGAAGGAGGCAAATGCGCTCGCCGAGCGCGCCGAAGGCATTCGTAGCTTTGCCGAAGCAACCGGTCTCACAACAGCGCAGGTACAGGCGCTGACGGCAGAGGGTGCAAAGTTCAACGTCTCGAATGAACAGCTTTCGGGAGGCCTGCAGCATCTCGCCGTCAATCTCGATCAGGCGCACCGTGCGCAAGGTTCGCTCTATCAGGATTTGGAGCGCGTCAATCCAAAGCTTGCCGACCAGGTAGCGGCGGCGAAAGATGTTGCGGCCGCCTATGATTTGATCGGGCATGCCATCGCCCAAGCCACCGCGGCTGGCAATACATCGGAAGCCGCCGCCGTTGCGCGCGCGGCTTTCGGCCGCAACTTTGGCGGCCAGGGCGCGCTTGCCGCGGACGTCGCAGGGCAGGGCGGCCCGAATTCTCTAGCTGCAACTTATGTTGCCGCAGGCAAGGCGTTGGACGATGGGTTGCTCAAGCGCCTTACAGAGCTAGCGAAACAGAACGCCCAGCTCGAGCAACAAACCAAAGACATCTGGGCCTCGATGTACTCCGAGGATGTGCTCAGGCGCGCGAATGAGATGGACAAGGTGATGCTGAGCCTGGCCCAGCACGCCAAGGAATTGGATGATGCGACCAAGGGTGAAGGTTGGGGGGATTGGTTTAAGCGGACGTTCGCCAAGATGGCCGCTGCGCAGTCCGACGCGGAGGCTGGCACCGACTTTGCCGAAAAGATCGATAATGAGAGCTTGTATGGTGCTGCGCGGCGTCAGCTCGCGGCGCGCCTACAATCCGGCCAGCGATCCAACCTCGATCAAGTGTGGCGGCCGAAAGGCGACGGCACCGATCAAGGCGCGCCGAAAATTCCAAACCCTGATCCGGAGGGCAATCTCTTCACCGCGGCAGAACACCTAAAGCAGTTTGTGGCAGTGCTAGGCGGCGCCGCGACGCCGGCGGAGCAATTGAAGGTAAGAATCGCTGAGCTCAACGCTCAAGTGAAAGATCATCCGGCACTCGCGCAAGCGGCGGCGCGGGCCGAACAATTCTTGAAACAATCGCAGACGGAGGCCGCGGCATCAGCACGCGAGCGTCTCGGCGTCGCCTCTCAAGAAGAGATTTTTAGCGCCAAGAAAATCCAATTAGAG